ACCGTATAGGTCCACAGGCACCTGTAGTTGTGCGCCCGTGTCTCTGCGTTTGCTGCGGTGATGATGTAGGTTAGGCGTGTGCCAACGAACGTGTCTGCGGCGGTAAGCGAGAAGCCGGGAGTAGAGAGCACCGTTATCGTTTCCGCATCGGTGTCAATGCCGACAACAGATACCCACTCCTCCCGGCCCTCGCCGGTAGTAATCAGGTAATCACGCCCAACTGCCACATTGGCAACGGACGTTAGTGGAATGGTGCGTGGCGTACTTGCTGACCATCCAGCGGCTACGGTGGTGCTTACAGAGTCAATGGTTGCGTTCTCGTCTTCAACCGCAGAATCAGGGAGGTCATTCCCTTTGTTGTTTTTGACGGTGACGGTCGCAGCCGATGCCCTGCCCTCTGGAACGTCAAAGTAGACCGTTCCTGATTTACCGTATACAATCCGCTGTTTTCTCAGCATACCAGCACCTATCCCTTACGCTGATGCGCTAGAGCCATAAATCTGGCGCCAGTTGTCAAAGCCCACGCTGAAACGCATGGAGGTGTTGCCCCAGTAGTATTTGTCCTCGCCGTTGTATCCCGAGTCAAACATCGGATCTTCACGACGGTAGAATACCAGACCGTGCATGGTCGCAGCCGGGTCAATGGCGAGGAACCAGTCATTGACATCGGACAGGTAGGGAACAACTATAACTTCAAGGCCAACCCGGTTGGCAAAGTTGAAGTCGCTTTCCTGGGTCGAGTAGTCGCCATAGTATGTCGAGCCAACAAACGTCTTTGCGTCGGCTTCCTTCTCAGGCGGGACAACCAGATAGCGTGCCATCTGATTGATCTGGACACGGCCCTTGCTGGTCTTGAACCGTTGCATGGCGGCACGGGCAGCGTTGATTGCAGAGATGGCCAGAGCCGCAGTGGTCTTGTTGTCGGCAGTGTCGCCAGACTTCAAGGTGTGTGCATCGTTGCACAGGCTGAGGTTGTCTGGTCCGGTGTAGGTTGCTCCGGTGAACGCATCACGCAGGACTCCAAATGCGGTGTTGTCCATCGTGGCACGGGCGGAAATGGCATAAAGGTCAGGATAAGCAGACTTCATGTCATCTGGCAGGTCGCTCCACGTTGCGGCGGAAGCGATGAACTTTGCAACATACTCGTTGTGGGTGAAGGTCACGGTGCCATCTTCAACGTATTCACGTTCTTCGATGGCGCCCATCTCGTTGTCACGCTTCGGAATGTACGCAACGTCGGTCAGGCGCAAAGAGGTTTCGTCGCCTTTCGTGCTGCCACGGACATGAAACAGTGCCGGGAACAGCATCGGCTGGCTATTCAGGACATCAAAGAACCTATCCTGATATGCTTTATGCCCGGCGTCAAGGACGCCGGAATAATTGGATCTAAGTACGGTCATTGGTCAGTCCTCCTGTCCTACGTCAAGCCGGCAGTAATCACGTTCATGACGACCCAATTGGTGCCGTCACAAATGAAGATAGCCGCTTCATTCTGGTTTAGGGTTGCGATGGTGCCTGCGCCGTCATTCTTGACCACGAGGTTCTCTGCGTTGTCGGCAGCGTTGGCAATGAAGAACTCAAGGCCGGTGCTGTCTGCCTCGGCAGGGAGGTTCACGTCACGGTGTGCGCCGCCGGGGTCCAGCTTCTGATACTTCGCATCAGTGACAACGAGGGTCTTGTCGCCAGCCAGTGCTTCGACGTTTGCGCCGCCGCTTTCACGGGTGCGCTTGCCAAACACAACGGCCTCTTTGGAGTTAGTGGTGTCGATGGCCAGATAAGAGTTGGCGCCCTGGGTGATATCAAGAGCAACGGCTTCGTTGTCGGCCACAGATACGACCACTGCGCTGTCACCAAAAACGGACAGGATGGCAGAGCCGGAATCGTTCTGAACGTCAAACTGAGTGGCGTTGGTGTCGGTGCCGAGTTTGGCGATGATTTTGCCAGTGGCACGAGTGTTGTCGATGGTGACATCGGCTGCGCCAGCGATCAGGCTCACGCCCTGATCGTCGCCCAGTTTCAAGCCCTTAGTGTCGCTGTCGATGATGATGTCATCGGTGAGCGCAGAAAGGGAACCACCGATGATGACAGAGCCGTCGCCCTTCGCAGTGAAGAGGTCGGTGCCGTCGTCCTTCTCAACGGTAAACTCGGTGTTGGCGTCGCTGCTGCCCAACTTGAAGAGGTGTTTGCCAGTGGCACGGGTGTTATCGTAAACCACGTCGGCGGCACCGGCCACGATGCTCACTCCAGCGTCGTCGCCCAACTTGAGGCCATCGGTATCACTGTCGCAGTGGACAAAGCCACCGGACGTGATGTCACCGTCTTTGACCAGCGTGAGGACATCAATCGTCACGCCAGCGGCAGAGGTGGACTCAGCGATCTTGTCAGTCTTGAGGCCATCAGCGCCAAAGTCTGACAGGTCAGAACTGATGTTGATCATCGGGTCGAACTGGTGTTTTGCGATCTTGAAGTAGACTTTCGTGTTGGCGCCTACTGCGTTCGACTCGCCTTCCGCCTCAAGCGGGTAGTTGACAATCTGCACAACCCGCTTCAGGGTTGCGTTCTCGTTGATTTCCTGCGCCCCGGTGGTGCCTTCAATGTCGAAGTCAGACCCGAGCATGGTAATCGCAAAGGTGCCACTGCACTGACCATAGAACAACTGGTTAGGGTCATCATAGACCAGAACACGGGTGCCCTGTGCAGGGGCGGCGATTGAGTTGACAGCAAGGCCACAGAGGGCGCCGCTAGATGCGGTTGCCAATTCAATCTGGCCGCTAGAGTTCATGGTGAGCAGGTCGCCGGCGCTCCACGTCTGAGCCGCTGCGACCTCATACGCCTCAGTCTTTGGGACTTGCCCCGGCTGGAATACCGGGCTGAAGCTAATAGGTTTGTCAGGGTTGGCCATTGTAGCCTCCTATTGAGTAAGTGCTTCCCGGACAGTCATTGTCTCGGGACTGGTTTTGAGCGTGCTTTCCGCCGAGTCATTGCGGCCATTGAATTGGCCCCTGAAATCGGCGCTATCAATCTCCGTGCGACGGTTATCGGCAATGTCATTCATTGCCCGTCGTCGGTTGCGTGCTTGTTCTTGCAGGCGTTGCGGGCGCCGCAGGATAATCCCATTGAGATCCTGACAGCGCACACCGTCAACCCGTACCCATCCATCAAACTTGAGCTGGTTCACGATGATGTCCTTCTTCTGCTCTGGGATGTCGTAGGGCACGATGTAGTAAGAGTAATCAGTGCGCACACCGCCGCCCTGAAGTTTCTTGCCGGTCTTGATGCTGAAGAAGTGGCCAAAGTGATCGCTAGGCACTTCCTCAATGTCAGTGACCATCACGGGATCGAGTGAGACAATGCCATCTTCATCCATCTCAAACCCGGCAGGCAAGTTGGTTTCCACGGTAGGCTCTTCTTTCTTTTTAGGACTCATGGTGTCTCCTTATCGTTTGTACGGGTTACGGTAGATGTCGTTGTAGTTCCGCTGCGTCTCTGATGTGCGTGCGGTTCCCTGTCGGCCACCAGGCATATTCCCGCCCGGGTTTTCAATCAGGTTGTTGTCCTTCGCCCACGCCTGTACCGCCTCCATGTCTCCCAGGATGTCATCAGGGATTGCATGGGCGATAACTTCAGCGTTTCGCACGTTCAGTTGCGACAGCGTTGCTGCGGCCTGATTGCGACGTTGCAGCGTTTCAAACTCGGCAATCTTCGCCTTGTGTTGCTGCGCCATCTCTTCAGCGGCTTCTGCCCGTTTTTGTGCCCGTTCCAACTCAGAAAGCTTTGCCTCCTCGTGCTCTTGCAGCTTGCGTTGCAACTCTTCGTTCTGGCGCTGCAACTCTTGCTGCTGTTTCAAAATGCCACGCTTCGCAGACTCGATGTCTGCCTGCGTGTAGGTTTTCGCCCCGTTATCGTCCGGTGCGCTGACGGGTGCCGTATCGCTGGCCTGCGTGATTGGTGTCCCTGTGTCGGCGGGTGCGCCCGTGGTGACCGTATCGCTGGTCTGCGTTTGATCGGTAGTCATCGTGCCCCCTAGATGTTGTTTGTACTACCTATGACTGACGACCTGACAAACAGGTTCTTGCCTGTGTCAGAATCGGCTGGCAACTTGTCTAAATTCTTCCACAGCACTCGGCGCTCATACTGCCTGTGGATCATGCGCTCTTGCTTATCGTCTGCCGCCATGAACGCATGGGATGGAACGCTACCGCCACGGGGCGCACTTCCCAGACCTGCCCAGATGTTAGCGATGTCCTGGTTTCGGACCTTGCGCCGCACGGTGTCGCCCTTCTTTCTTGTTTTCGTGTCGGTGGCCTGAGTCTTAGTGACAACCTCGCCGTGAGAGCCAGAGAAGAACAGTTGGAAGCGTTCTTTGTTGGTGACTTTAGCGTTGAGGCCACCCCACATAGTGCCGCTCTTGTAGGAGTCCCTGTAGGGCTTCTTGCCTGTCTTGCTTTTCCACTTGCCATAGGAAAACCCGAGCGGGTCCGTTTTCCTTCCGCTAGGCAATACCCCTTTCAGTGTTCGTTCACGAATGCCCTGCGCTATTCTCGGCGCAAGCCATTGCAGAAAACGCTGGTCCTCAAAGTCAAGTGCTTTGAGATTCTTCAGCGCCTTCCAACTGATGTCGAACTGTAACACTATTCAGTCTCCAACCACCCGCCCCACGATGACGATACAGCCGCACCGGTTGCGGCAGATACAGCACGCACCGCCAACTCTGTCTTGCCTTCAAACTTCAGTGGAACGTCGTAGGTGTGCGTGTTTGCGGTCCCGTTCACGTCCATTGAGTCCTTGACCTGAGATACTTCCCCAAACGGCTTTGCGAACAGGAATACCGTCGTTGCCTTTGCTCCTGTTTCGCTGACGTTCCACCGGACGACGTAGTGCTCTTTTCCGTTTGGCACGGTGTACACTGCCTGTAGCGTCTGTGCGTTGCCGGTTGAAATGTACGAAACGGTGTTTGCCCCTGCGTTGTCCTTGATGCTGATGTTGCCTGCGTTGGTGCCGCCAGTCCCTGCTGCCGTCACACGGGCACGGTTGACACGAAAGAATGACCCCGTGGTGGTGGCAGTCCCGCCGCCGACCATCGTAACTTCCTCCTCCAACTCGTCATAGTTGGAGTCCAGCCCCGTGATGGTGACCTTTTGCGCCCCTGTCCCGGCTGCGGCATCTAGACCGCTGCTGCTGCTTATCTTGAGTTGCTGCGCAGAAGGAAGGTAGTAATAGGTGCCGCCCGGCTCGTGGATGTCCTCGATGGTAGCACCGATGGCACCATTGCGGCCAAACTTCCGCCAACTCTCATGGTTGGCAACCTCGCCCTCGGCAATAGAGACATAGTAAGGCTTGCTTTGGACAGTTACCCGCCCGTCGCCGTTGGTGACGAATTTGGCAAGCAACAGGGCAAGTGTAGCCTCAGTTGATGCACCCGCAGGAAGAGCAGAACTAGATACTACGACATTGTGCCCATCAGGCAACTGTTTTGCCTCAGTAGCCGCACCTGTAGGAAGTGGGACAACACCAACAACGCCAACCTTGACCTCACCATTGGTGAGGTCTACTTCGGTCCCGTTTGCGCCTGTGTGTAGTTTCGTCATCGCTACCCGCCAAAAGGCATTGCATAGACAACTTCAAACGACTTATCGCCGGTGACGCCAACGCTTGCCTGGAACCGATACCATCCCGGGGGAAGCATGGCAGGAGAGTCGCCCTGAACGTCAAGCATCGACATTCTGACAGGAGTGCCAGCAATGGTTACTTTGGTGGTGTTGCTGCCACCGATGAACACATCAACCCAATCGGTTGAAATGGCAGACGGGCCACCGGCACCCTCGTCATATGCGCCCTCGTCAACAGAGCCATAGAACGCTTGCAGGTCATAGGTTGCGGCTGCATCTGCGGCGCTCAGGCCGACACGGATTGATTTTGCGCCAGGAGGTAGATAAAATGCCGTCGAATTGGTTGCGCCATTCGTGATGGATACAGTCTTGCGTTGTGCCTTGTATTTGCTCATGCTCTATTATTCCTCCTGCCCGCCGGTGCGTTTCGTGTCGGGCGTCTGTCTCATTCCGCCTAGTTCTCTCTCTCTAATTGCCATCTCGCCCAGGTTGCGCCCGTACTTGCTCAGGGCTTCCTGCCGTGTCTTGATAGTCGGGTCCGATTCCATGATGTCATCAACCGGGCTGCGGACTCCGGTGTTGTACGCTGCCTGCCGTGCCTGAATCTGGTGGAGCGGGTCCATAGGCATATCGGACACGGCCCACTCGATTGTCAATGACAGGTTATCTGGCAGTTTGTCTCCACGGTTGTGATGATTCCAAACCGGGACCAGTTTGCGGGAAAGTTCAACTGCCTTGTATTCCCAATACTGCTCTGAATCTTCCCGCTCTTCTTGCAGGTCCATCCGGTCCATCTGCTTAGCAACCGCAGTGATGGCGTTTGAGAATGACTGACCGTCAATGGCGAAGGCGTCCGGGTGGATTCCCTCGGATGCTGCGAAAGCCTGAACGTATGACTGTGCAAACTGCACCATGCTCTCTGCGTCAAATCTGACCTGCTCAAACGTGAAGTCCTCGTTTGGCTCTAGCAGGACCGCCTTGTTCATGCCGATCGGAAGGTCAGATGGCCCAAAGTCCCGCTGCGTTTTGAGCTTCATCACGCCGCCGCTGCTCTGGGCGTTCAACAGGTAGTGCGACCAAAGCAGGTTGGTCCCTACCTGCATCGTGCGATAACTGTCGTCAGGCGGTACGATGATGCAGTCTGACGGGTCGTTCTCGTGCCAGACGATGTGAGGGTATTCGCCATACTGGTTTACGTTGTCGGCAAAGAGCGGGTTGTCCAGCTCCTTACCGTTCACGTCCAGGATGCGCATGGTCCATTCCGTTGACTCGTTGCCATCGCCAACGGTTACTTCACCGGCACTAGGTCGCTCCCAAACTGCAAAGCGCCGCTGCTCAGTTGACAACATAGTGTCTTGCGGCTGCGGCAATTCCTGCGTGATGACGAAACAGGCATCGAGGCTTGCAGGGTCGTTCTGGTCCTGCCACACGTCCACAAGGTCAGGAGTGTAAACGTCAAGGTTCATGCGACCGTTGCGCCATGCCCACACGCTAAACGCTGTCTTGCAAAGCCTGGTCATGCGGTCAAGTTCTTTGAGCCGGGTTGTCATCCTGCACTGATACTCAATCTTTTTGAGGATCTGTGCTTCCCGGCTGTCAGGCTCTACCTTCTGATCGCCAACCATCCAGACGTATCTGGGCTGTCTGTGGAAGAGTGAAGCCTTGAGGTTGACTAGCCTGCGAAGGAACTTGAGATAGGCAGGGAACAGGGCGCCGTTGCCATTGTCGTAGGCGTTAGGAAAGTACCGCTGGAAGTAGCTATGCTGGTTGCTGTATCCTGAGTTTTCAGGAGTAAGGCTGTTGCGGCTACTCGTTGACACCACCCTATTCGTGGTGTCAAGACTACCCTCAAAGTACGGGCTGAAGATGCCGCCATAGTAGTCTACGATCTCGCCAATGTGAGCATCGTACTCGTACCTTATGCGGCGCTTTGCTTCAGTCAGTGTGTCGGCTACTGCGCTATTCGTCGTGTCTGTCCAGAGCAAGGATACCCTCCCCTTGCCCCCCTCGTTACTCTGACTGTAGCAGAATGCGACACACGTTGTCAAAGTGTTTTATTTCGTGACAAGTTGCGTCGTGGGTGATATGATGCGCTTGAGTCTCACAATCCCCTCCCGTTACATCGGTGCAGGCCATCCATCGCCGCATCGGTGTGTTTTCCGCAACCAAACAAGCCAGAGTAAGTAACCGTGCTGGTTTGCGGTTTTGGTGCCGATTAGTTGCGCATGGTGGCACCTGGAGCGCAACAAAAAAACGACATGGCAAAGAAATTTTTTCGCCCTACAGCCATGCTGGTTTGCGCTACATTTGCACCATTGCAGGCAAAAAAATTTGACTGCGATAGTTGACTTGCTCGGCTGGCTGTGGTTATATGTACTTAGGCGGGCAAGGAAGCCCGGTTGAAAAAGGGAGAGCAAGATGGACAAGGCAACTGGCACCGCAACCAAATTCGAGACTGGCACCTGGGCAGTATGGGACACCATTGATACCAGAGACTATGATTTCATCGACGGTGCGTGGCGTGCAGTCGCCGGTTCTGGCGAATACCGTGAATGTGACATTTGCGGCCGTGAGCACGCTGTGTGGGTTATCGTCCGATGCAAGGAAACCAAAGAAACCGCAACGGTCGGCTGTACCTGCGCAAAGCGACAGGCAAAAGCGTTGCGCAACTTCCGGGTCTATGATCGATGTGCGAAGTCAATGCACACAAGAAAGATCGACATTCACGGATACAACATGGTCATGGCAGCACTTGAAAGAATTGAGGCATAACATCAAAGCGCCAATCCCCCGGCCTAGTAGGGGCAAGGAGGCAAGATGTGCGACATAGGGCCGCAAGAGGTGGTCGTGTTTCTGTTTGTGTTTTATCCGTGCGCTTGCATTTTGGGCATTCTGGTATTGTCATTCTTTGTTCGCCCAACCTGCGCTTGCGGGCGATTCATGGAGGCAACTGAGTCAAGGTGTGACTATTGCAATCAGGAGGAGCGCAGAATGCTGCGCAGGATAGAACGCATACAATGTGAGATAGAACAGCAACTATCGCATTGCCGGGGCTATATCCGGCAGGAGGGCAAATGAAACCAGACACAAGACGAGCAGCAAAGCGCATCATGCAGGAGCGGGGCATCACGGTGAACGAGTTGGCGCAGCGCATGGGGCTGGCACCGTCAACCGTGAGCAAGCAACTCGGCAGCAATGGCGGGATGAAGATGAAGACGCTGCAACGCCTCTGCAAGGCGCTTGAGGTGAGCATGGCAGACTTCATCGTTGAAGCTTACAGGCCAGCAAGGTTTGGCGGCTCAAATTGATGCTAGACCACTAGCCTCTCCCGCCCGGGACTGTCCTGGTAGCGGTTGATGACGTAATAGCGCCATGCGTCAATAGCGTGGTTGTGCCATGAGTTGTCGGCAAACTTGTCACGGTAGCTGAACCCGTCCCGGCTGCTCTGGTACTTGTAGTTTTCAAGGGAGAGGATGATACCCCTGCCATTGCCCCTATTGTTTGGAGAGCGGAGAAGGTCGGCAGAGAAAAGCATCCGCTTTTTCCCTGATGCACTTTGCAGGCGACGCTTGCACAGTTCAACCCCAAATGCAATGTCACGGACGTTGGTACGCCACTCGTAATGAACGGGCACCTTGCGTCCTAGCATCGTTCTGAGTTTTGCGTTGTACTGGTTGCCTGTCGGGTCGGTGAAGATCGTCTTTGGTTGCTTCGGGAACTTGCGGATGTCCTCAACGACCAACTCCCGGAATTGGTCAACGGTCGCATGGTCAAGCAGGCGCTCACCAAACACGAAGTCAACATCGCTTTCTCTGTGGTGCGCAATGTAGACGGCATGGTTGTAGACATCGCCCCAATCTATTGACACGAACAGATCCCACGCTTCTGACTTCCGGCGCAACTCTCTAGATATGTCAAACTCTACCATGTGAGTGGTGCGGCCAAACATGCGGCCAAACACAGTACCAGAGCCATCTACAACCTCGGCAAGAACCTCTTGCCTGTAGAAGTCATCGCTATACTCGTCCTTCATCCGTGCGCAGTAGCCGGCAGGCAGGAGTATGTTGCTGAACGTCGGCACCTGGCTGTAGACGTACTTCTTGTTCCCTGCGGCTATCTGTTCGTGGACGTGGCGCAACATCCCATCATTGCCCCGGGGCGTCGTTGTAATCCATATCCTCGGGTCTGCAACGGCACGCATACGGCTAGTGGTGATGTCCCATATCATGTCCTGGTTCATCATCATCGATGCTTCATCGAACCACGCCCACGCATAGTCAGGGCCACGGATCTTGTCTGGGTCATCACTAGAGCGCAGCCGTACCTCTCCACCGCCTAGCACAGTCATAACCATGTCCGACTTGTGGAAGTGGTCCACAAGGCTAAACCCATTGACCCGCTTGAAAGCCTCAAGCGTTGCGGTAATCTTTGGTATGGTTGCATCCTTTAGCATTCGGTAGGTCGGTGCGACGA